GATCGCTAGTGGCCTGATTATTGCTACCTGTAGTATTGGTAATAAGAACAACGGAGCCGAGTGTCCAGAAGATTATAGTCGGCGAGTTTGCTCCTCCTCGCCATTCTGCACCATAGATTACTTTATCAGTACTAATATTGATGGAATATTTATCTTCAAAAAACAGAAATGGGCAGGTTATGTTTGTTTTTTTATTTAATTTTTCTTGTGATGCTGAAGACCATCTAACAAGCCCATTGTTGCCGTAATAAAATAATCTGTTTCCAACGTAGAGCATTCCTCCCGTTGCTTCTTTAAAAATAAAATTATCTTCTGTAGGTATTGGTTGTTTAAATTCTTCATTTTGGTTTTTCACTGGATCTGCTTTAAATTTTATTGTCCAGAACTCACCGGTATCTTTCTTTGCTAGAATAGTAGAGATTGCTTCGTTGCTATTGATATCTAGGTAGTTTTTCATACCTAAAGACAATATTAGCTCTGTTTTAACATTATTAATAATGCTTATTACTACCACAAATTGGGTCAAGGTATTGGTAGGATTAGTGAATTTCTTAAAATAAGTTAAGGTTTGACTACCAATATTGTTATAAGTAGCATCTATTACGCTATATTTATGTTGCTGGGTAACAAGAGAAACTCCGACTAAAATGTGTTTATTTCCATCACTATCATAGTATATAAGAACTGCGGTCGGAGTAGAGCTAGGCGGTAGAAGTTCAGGTATAGTCTGTAGATATAGTACATAATTTTTCATTCCACCGATATTCTGAGGTTGACCTCTAAAAAATCTGACCCATTGCCCCCGTATGCAGTAACTTCCTTGAAAAAATGAACCATCACGGAGTATTCCAGGCTTATAGGTAATAGGAAACATCTGTTTTTGCGTAGCCATAAATTACCCTACATCTCTTTTTACGCTGCGATCGATGTAACGATCTTTTGTCAGGTTATTAGCAGCAGTTAAGCTTTCCTGATATAATTTTGTATAGATGGGCATTCTCTGATCATCCTTTAAATAAATAAGAGCCTCTAAAAAGGCGGCATAAAATAGAAGATCAGGGTAGTAGTCTGTTAGTATGTTTGTTTGATTCTCGTTTGTAATTAGGTTGGGTCTTCCTATGTAAGTTATTTGGTAATTATATTCTTTATCTGGGGTTGGAACGATCAGATAATACTTATAAGGACTTACGTTTTCTTGTCCCGGTTGATAATCTGAGTAAAACAGGGGAGGATTAGCCGCATCGCTTAAATTAACATTTGGCCAATAATTTATACAGAACTCATAGCTTCTAGGAAACAGGACAACGTTATTTATAAAAAAGTTATCTGCTGAACCATAAATTATTGAGATAGTTTCCTGCCAATCAGCAGGTTTTTCAATAGTGGCATTATTTACCTGAAACTTTTTAAGCTGTGTAGTTTTTTGAAAACCTGTGGTATTTAGCTCCTTCCAGATTTTCTGCTGTCCCATCTCAATAAAATAGGGAATAGAGGCAGCAAATTCAATGCTACCGCCTCTATTGGCATAAGCTATAATCTGAGCAATAAGAGTAGTATAATTCATTTGCTAATAGCTTTTTAAGCTGAAGTAATTGTCTGCCAGGCATTTTTATAGGTTCTAAGAACTGTGTTGGTAACATCAAAATAAGTGAACCCATTTACCTGGTTAGCTGCTACTTCAACGTTTCCCCTTGGCCCAGACGGATATACAAAAGGTGCTCCGTTAGTAAGACCTACTCCTGTAGCAGTCGTAGCAACCGTAAATAGAGTCATCCACTGGGTATTGATATATCCTCTGACCTGGTTATTGGTTGTATCATTATATATAAACCCGTTTACCTGATTAGCAGCTACTTCAACAGCTGCTCTTGTACCGGATGGAATGGAAAAAGGAGATGAAGATAACCCAACTCCGGTAGCAGTACTTATATTTGTTGTAACACTTTCCCATATTCCGTTTCTAAACATTTGTAGTTTATCAACGCTGATATTAAAGATTATAGTTCCTTCCTTTATTCTAACTGTTGCTCCATTTACTACGTAAGGAGTAACGTTTTGTAATAAATCTCTCTGAGCGGTAGTAACATTGCTAACGGCAAAGGTAGCATTAGGATTATTAGTCCCTGTGGTTTGATCACTGGTAATAGTAAGACCACTTAAAGCGGTAATATTTGATAAGTCTGCCATATGTTTCCTTTTTCTTTTTTATTATAACATATAAGTACTTGTAACTCTTAAAAATCGTATAAAATGGTTATTTTTGAAAATTACATTTTTGAATAAATTGCTGTATCTTTATGGCGTCCTGTCCATATTGAAGGTTCGCCTCAGATTTTAAATATGCTATAGCCTCGGGCGTTGGATTATCGAGTTTACTTAATTCCTGATCCGCAAGAAAACGTTGGAATCTATAGTAGGATAGATTATTTGTTGCACCTTTATATAAAGACATGATTTTAAATTGGCGTTCTACTGCATCCGTTGCCCCATTGAGCGTTAAATTCAAACTATTAGCAAGTAATCCGAGTCCATTATTAGGGGCTACCTTTAAGTTATTCGATGTTGTAGTTATTTCGATATCAGGATCAGAGTAGCCTGTACCGACTGAAAGAATGCAAATTGTAACATTCTGTGGGAATAATATATTGGAGAATGCATAACCAAGGCTTGTTGGATTATTTTGATACAAACCGCCATCAATGAAGAAGGTATCAGAAGGCATGCCTTGGATAAGAGTCGGGCGAAAAAATACCGGTGCTGAACCGGTAGCAATAGCAACATCAATACAAGTATAATTTTGTCCGGTAGTAAAACCCGGAATTAAAACATTAGAAAACTGGTAATACTGGCTACTTGTAACATCGCCATATGGAAAATTAATATTATCGCTACTTGGCCCAGTTCCACCTTGAAACCCTACGGCAGTAATCAAAGTATTAGTTTTTAATTGAAACATGCGAGTAGTTCCTAGAATAGGACTTAAAGCATCCCTCAGAGGTTGCTGATTGTAGATATAAGGATCAACTCCCGGAACTGCCAGTACAGTTCCTAAAGTAGCAGCTCCTGCCGGACCAAGAGGTTGCAGAGGATTAACTCCTGCTCTAATAGTAAAAATGCTGTCTGCATTGATTGTTAATAAATTAATAACGTCGGTAGGAGATAGACCAAGTGAGTAAGCTAAGGCTTGAATACCCCCAATACTTGTTCCGCAAATAATATCAAAATACTTCCATAATTCATTCCCTTTAATCCCGGCATCATTACAAAATTTCTCCAGAAATGTAGCAGAGAATAACCCTCTAATACCTCCTCCATCTAAAGATAAGATACGTATTACTTGCATAATTTCTATTAACTAATTCAATTCTTCCGGTGCTACGCCTGCTACCTGATTCGGATCAAGCGGTATGATTTTTTGGATAGACTGACAATCAGTTATAAAAACATTCAGGATGACTCTTAAATCAGCTCCTTTTGGGGCGTCTTGCGGAATCTTACCAATTAAGTTATTAGCATCATCAATTGACTGATTTAAACCTGATTTTAATGCTACATACCATATTTTTTGAGTACTCGGGTCAGAAGCGGTAAAATAATTAAAAAGCTGCCCTCCAATCTGATTAATGAACTGGACATCTGATTGTATACTCGCATATATACTTGGATCACTAAAGACGCTACTTACAAGGCTGTTAAAATAGGATAGATCAACTTGGGTACTGGTAATTAGTTTTAAGTCATTTAAGTTACTGCTTATGTCTTTTAGGGTTGTATTCATTTTAATTCTCCTAATTATTATTAATAAATTGTTATAAACCTTTTAATTTCTGTTCTAGAATATTTACTTTCTGAGTTAACTCCTGAATAGCTAAAATAGCGTAGCAAAGAATAGTGTTATAATTAACACCTAGCGAAGGTGTATGAGGCGGTTTTTCTTTTTTTGATAAATCCAGCGGTTTATATAGGTTAGTAGCATTATCAAAAATCTCTGCTACTTCTTCAGCTATGACTCCTATTTGCAATTCATTCATTTTAAGCTGTTTCCGCATTCTTTTTTTAGCGGAATCGCTGTTATTAATTTGATATCTTAAGCCATAGGAGTAAATATTAAGCTTATTTAATCTTTGAAGATAATCTTTATGTTCTTTCTTGCGTATACTATGTTTTTTTTCTTTAGAGCAAGGTACGATTTGTCCAGAGCTGTTAATATAGGCTACATAACTGCTCATGCTTGAGTTATCTTCATCGGTAAAAATAAATCCTAAGGTATCCATTGGATTAATAAACTGCATAAAATCACCATTCATGACAATAGAGGAGGTCTCACCGCCAGCATTGGTTTCTATAATGGTTGAGATGATTGAGTTATAGACATTTAGTCCTCTCATATCCAAATAATTACTGGCAGGGCGAATATAGCAATTATAAGAAGGGTCATAAAATGAAGTTTTACCACTATTACCGGCAATATCTATCCTTTTGACACCGCCAGTACCGAATTTTAATGTGGCAGTTCCAGCCGCCCAGGCATATGCTTCATTAGTACTATTATTAAAGCCGAACTCTGCATTAATAGTACCATTGTTCTGTACAATAAGCCCAGCAGCTATAGCTGCCGGATTAGTATTATTGACAATAAAACCACCGGCATTAGTAACGTTTGATGCATTGGTGGTAAGCTGGCGAGGGTTTTCCCAAGTACCATTGCCATTTAAAAATAGAGAGTCATTTGCTGGATATCCGTTTAAACGGTTGATATTTAATTGACCGGTGGTATTCGTATTAATATCAAAGATTTTACTATCGACATAAATCTTGGTTGTTGCATCCTGTGAATTAACAGGATTAGTAATTCCCGAGAGCCGATAAGAATTAAAATTCAATACTGTAGAATTGTTGGCTAAAGAAAAAACAGTACCAAATTGACTACCGGAGTTATAACCAAAAGTAAAAGTATCTACCCCGTTCGTTGGTGCATAAAACTGAAACTCATAACCAGCTCCATTACCGGTATTAGCTCTATTCATTCGGAATTTCATGGTTTGATTAGCACTATTTGGAATAGTTAAGTCATAATTAAAACTGGTATTAGAACCTGTAAAATTAAATACTTGATTTCCTGTTCTTCCTATGGTCGATGCAAGAATTGCCGAGAGTGAATTACTTAAAACTCCAGAGGCGGTTATATCACCTGTGATATTAACATTTATATTGTTTACAAAATTTTCACTTGCAACGCTATACCAGCTACTTCCGTCAAAAAACTCAAGCTTCATTATTTAAACCTATTTGACTTGCTCTCCTATAGACTGGTGTTAAATCTGAGCATTCCGGCAGTTAAAGTAGAAGGTCTCTGCAGCGTTGTTCCGGTTGGAATAGTAACAGATGCAGTCCCAGGCAATACAGGGTTAGAACTAATACTAACGGTTGCGACATTATTAGTAACTGTTACAGTAATCTGATTTGTTGTACCTAACACAGTATCCAGTCCACTTTTTGCAAGTCTTGCAAAGGTAATGCTATCTGTTCCGACTGTTGCAACGCTTGAGGTAAGCATCCATGATGTTACGGCATTTATTGTGCCGCTAATTACATCGATAGTCTTGCCTCTAACCATTTGAGACGGGGAATCAAAGTCGGTAGCTCTTGTTAATACCCAGTTTACAGTAGTTCCACCTATATTAGTTACCGTATATATTCCGTTTTGCAAGGAAGCTGTCTGATCCTTAACTAGAACCCTGTTACCTGCAGCTAAAGTAACTCCATCAATAACAAGTGTGCTTTGCGTTCCTGAATTAGTTAAAGTAGCTCCGATCCCGCTAGTACCATTAGCATAAGTAGCCGTTAAATTGGCTGTTGTTGCTACAAGAGTTGCAGGAACGCTACCCATGGTGTTTAAAACCCAGTTTTCAGTAGCAAGGGTAAACCAGTTTGTCCCATCAGTAACTTCAGGTTTTCCGGTAGATGTCGGTAATGGTGCTTTTAGATTCTTGTCATTTAAGTTATCGGTCATTTTAAGTCTCCTATAATTAATTAATAAATTTTATCATAAAATCAAAGTGAAGTGTTAAACCTGATCATTCCGGGGATTAGGGTAGTCGGTCTTTGACTGCTATTACCTGCAGGCATTGCCATTGAACCATTACCGGTAAATACCGGATTAGGTTTAAATGTTGTAACAATCGGCGTACTTAATAATCCGCTACCGGTTATATCTCCTTGTAGGGTTAATCCGGTATTTAAAAGAGTATTTAAGTAAGTTTGGGCAGCAGTGGCGCTGCTTGCTGCATTAGTTGCCGATCCACTTGCGCTGCTAGCAGAATGACTGGCATCAGAAGCACTGGAGGAAGCATCAGATGCGGAACTTGAGGCACTACCTGCTGAAAGAGCTGCTGCACCGGCTGAAGCAAGAGCTCCTGCTGCTGATAAACCCGCGGCAGTAGCTGAACCGCTAGCAGCAGCGGCCGCCCCTGTTGCCTCCGCTGCTGCTCCCGTAGCCTCTGCCGCCGATGCAGTAGCTTCACCTGCACTCGTTGCCGCCTCGCCTGCTGATGTTGCTGCTTCCTCGGCAGAAGTTGCGGCTTGCTCTGCGTACTGCTGGCATTGATCTCTAATTTCTTCTAACTGCTGGATGGTTGCATAATCCTCTCCGGCAATTGCAATAGCAAAAGCACCACCAGCAACAAGTTTGGTCATTCCAACTCCAAGCTCACTTAAAACTTGAGCCTGAGTCAAAGTAGCATTAGGTGTTTTTATGATATAAGTAGCATCGGTTGGAGCAAGGTTTAACTGGACTTCTACCGGTCTATTTGCTGCGTCCCCTTGCCAGACTCTTCCATTAGTTAAGGAGGGTAGATTCGCAATATTTATAGTTTGCCGTACTTCCGGCACATTATTTAAACCACCCATCAATAGTTGATTTTCTAGGATAGTAGCTGCTACGATTGCTCCTGTTCCTGCGCCACTTGTCTGCATCCAGGAGCCTGCCGGTAGATTTGAGAGAAATTGTGAACCGGGCATTAATGTTTGCAGTACGCTGTTACCTTTTCCAAGAATAAAATTAGCGCTAAAAAACCTGAAATTAATTAAAGCAATATCTCCTTCTACCACTAACAAAGCATTAGATTCTTCCGGTCTATTGCTATCTGTGCCGTGCCAGATTTTACCTCCTGAAATAACAATGGGATTAGTTGGATCAAGAGGATTAGGTACATTAATACTTGTAGTGCCTAAATTGGGCAGGTTATCAATGGTAATGGTTTGCTGCGCAGTTGCAATATTTTCATTATTGCCTATGAATAGTTGACCTGAGGGGAGGGCGGTACTTAAATAATCTTCTCCAGGGACGGCAATTTGTATAATGCCGTCTTTGTTTTTCATTAAGCCGTTATTTAGTTGATTTAAGGCTTGAGCGTTTGGAAGGTCAGAATTTGGTTGCTGCAAGATATATGTCGCATCCTTTGGTGCTGATCCTCCACCGGCATCTATAAATGATAGAACACCATTGCCGTTTGTTGCTAGTACCTGCCCGTCAGTTCCATCCTGCAGCGGTAATCTCCAGATGGTGTTCCCGGTTAAATTACCGGCAATAAACCCCACATAATAATCATTAGAAGGATTACTCCACTTTAGCCTATTAGTAATAATATCTTCAGTATTAGTGATATTGGTAGAGTTAATGCCGTTTGCGTATATTGTATAAAGCTCAGCAGTACCGCCGGTAATAATAGGAGACAAAATACTTTCAAAACCAGCTTCTTTTGCATATAAATAGTTAATTGGAGCAAGGCCTTCCCCTCTATTAGCTAGTGCTAGGAAAGCGGCCTTTTCTCTATCAAACCCCGGATTAAAATTATTAGCCATTACTTTAGAACTTAATTTGGTGCAATGATTCTAAACGTTCTTGTGCATCTATGTTACTAACACTTTGACCGGCAAAATCAGGTAAAACAGGAGGTATATCATCACTTGTAAAGTTGATATTTTCTAAAATAACAGGAGAACTATTACCACTAGCATCAGGGCCTTGCGGCGTCTCTATCCCAAATGGGCGAGGATTTTGTACGGCTTTTGGGTCACCTTTTATTTGTGGTGGTCTATTCTGCTCGTTTGGCTCATCAACAAAAGGACGTCCGACTATTGCTCCCGTCCAGACTAACTGATTACCCCGCCATTCATATTGCTTGACTAGATCAGACCTGCTAAAAGGAAACCCTGAATAATCACAAGTTCCAATAGGTTCAATTACGTCCTTTCTAACGTAATCTCCCATTTGCGTATTTACAGGGCAGTTCTTTAAACTAGTCACTATATACCTCCAGTTTAAGAGGTACTTCCGTCGTATTATTAATTACTGCCGGACTCAGCGTTTCCTGATATCTCATTTTTAAACCTTCTTCCTTTTCAGGGGCATATTGTGCTGCTAGCATGCTGGCTAACCCATATATTAGAGGAGTATAAAAATATGCCGGAATATCAATGCCTTGCGT